ATTTTATTAATCCAAGTACTCAACTTCCAAGTCCTAATCTGCAAATAAACTCATACACATCTATATTAGATCAGATAGAAAATCTATAGGAATAATGTTGTATTTCTTTGTTAAAAGAAAATGGTTTGTTTAAAAGTAATAATTGAGTATATGATCAAGCAATAAAACGCTTAATGAGGGTATAATATGGTCGACAATATTGAAGGTGGCGGAAACTTAGGGCCTGGAGCATATTCAAAAACAGAGACAATATCAAGCGGGGTTAGCGTTCCGACCAATGGCCGTATTCCGGTTATTATGGGAGAAGGTTTATCCGAAGAGATTATTGTTGGATCTGCTAATGGAAATGGAAATGATGGATTTGATTCAACATTTTCAACAACAGCAGGTGCAAATGGAAGATATTTTCTTTTAGGTAATTATCCTGTTATTACAAATCGTTCTTCATTATATAAAAATGGAGTTTTACTTTCATTAACAGAAGGTAATATTGGTGACACATTTACAACTGATGCGCTAATAGATATAACTACTGGTCAAATAGAATTACAACCAGCATCATTAGTTGATCAAGGCGGGTTATATTATTTATCTAATGTTAATAATGTTGGTACAGGAATTATTAATAATCTAACATTACAAGACGTTAATGCTCCTACAGAAACATGGACAATTCGTTGTTCTAGTATTCGTAGGGATAGTTTTGGAAATGCGGTTGATGGTTATGCCCGTTTTGTTGCTCGTGGTTCTGAAAGCGGAACGTTGCTTGATGGATATGGAAATCAAATTGTATGGCAGTCAAATGGATCTGTTGTAACAAATAGTGTTTTACAATTCTCCATTTCAGAAGGTGGTATAAAATTCCAGGAAGGAGATAGTTTTGTTATTCAGGTTTCTGGTGGGGCTCTTGTTTCAGGAGATCAATTATCAGCAAAATATATACCAACAATTAATATTGAAGATCCTGAATATTTTACAGATTTAAATGCACTATATAAAAAGCATGGACAGCCGTCAGAAACAAATACACTTTCTCTTGGTGCTCAATTAGCATGGGCAAATGGTACTCCTGGTGTTTATGCTATTCAAACAAAACCAGCAATTCCTAGAAGAGTATCATATGTATTAAATAGCTCTGCAAATGGAGAAGCAGATCTTGAAGATTTAATTTTTGAGCTTCCTATTGGTATTACACCTGATGCTGATAGTAATATAAACTTCTTTATTACTAATCCTATTACCAGGGTTGAAACACAAATAATTCCTAACAAAGTTGAATTTAATACTTTTACATTAACAAATGCAGATAGCTTTGTTAACGGTGGTACTTACGAATACTCATATACTGTTGTTGAAGGAACATCGGTACAAAAAACAGGATTAGATGGTGTATTAACTGTTACAAGCGGAACCACAGCGACATTAGCAAGTGAAACGGTTGTTTTTGGTTTAGATGATTTAGCAATTACAAGAACTGTATTAATTGAAAATTCAACTGGAAATAATGGTACATTTACAATTACCGGAGTTTCACAAGGAAGATTGCTATTATCAGGTGTTTTTACAACTAGCGAAACAAATGTTGAGTTTAAAGTTTTAGATTCTGTTGGAACAAGCTCTCGTATTTTGTTTACTGTTGATTTAGCTCTTAGTTTAGGAGAATCATTAAGAGCTACAATTGTTGATTATAAGGATGCTGATTTCTTTGATGCCGGATGGATAGATGCATTAAATTCAGCTAGAGCAATTGATGTTGATATTGTTGTACCACTTCCAACACAAACAATTAGTACAATTTTTCAAAACGCAAAAATACATGTTGAAACAATGAGTAACGTTCGTAATAGAAAAGAACGAGTATTGTTTGTTGGCGGTATTAGTGGTCTATTACCTGAAAATGTTATTGGAACTAGAGATGCAGCTGTTGAGGATATTGGTGTTCTTGAGGGAATTCAGGGTGATAGTGTTTCTGAAATTTTAGATGGTAATATTGAAGACCTTGCTAATTATACAGTACAAGATAGTTTTGGTGATAGTTATCGTTGTGTTTATTTTTACCCTGATGAAATTGTTGTAAATGCTGGTGGATCAAATATAACCGTAGATGGTTTGTTTATTGGTGCTGCAGCTGCTGGTTATTTAGCTGGAAGCACATTAATACAAGAACCAATAACATTTAAAAAACTTGGTGGATTCTCAATTAATCGTAGTAGAAGGTTTGATCCGATAATTGAAAATCAAATTATGGCTAAGGGTATTTGTTTACTAACACCTGTTTCTGGTGGTGGAAAAGTTCTTTGGGGAAAAACTACAACAAATAGTTTTGAAGCAAATGAAGAAGAGTTAAGTGTAGTTTTTATTAGGGACGCGATTTCTAAACAAACAAGACTATCTTTTAATCCTTTTATTGGCCGTTCTGAAACAGGAACTACAAAATCAACATTATTTGAAGTTGCACAATCATCTATGAAATCAGCTGTTAGTAAAAAATGGATTACACGTTTTGCTAATTTAACAGTACAAAGAGATAAGGTAGAACCAAGACAGTGGAATGTAACCGTTGCCATTCAACCTGTACAGGCTATTAACTGGGTATGGATTGTTTTTTCGGTTGGTATTTTAGAGTAATAATAAAACGACTGCGCATAAAAAGATATAATTACAGGAGAGATAAATGGTATATCCACATACAGGTTCGATTCTAACAGATGCTGGTCGTAACGTAACTAGAACTGGTATAAGTACTAATATTATTATACAAGTTGATGGTAATCCGGTAGGTGGAATAAAAACATTAAACTGGACAGAAACACGTAGTATTGCAAAGATATCTGAAGTTGGACATGATGGTATTATTGATTCAGTTCCAAATAAAGCTACAGATGTAAAAGGAACTTGTAAAAGAACTAGATTTGACAACCTTAGAATTACATCAGCTTTTTCAAGAGGGTTTGTACATGCGGCTTCACAAAGGATTCCTTTTGATATTGTTATATTTGATATCTTTGCAGCTGATGAGGATGATGCTGACGGGTTTAACGGTGCTGAAAACGTAATTACAACAGTTATTAAAAACGTATGGATTAGTTCTTTATCAAATAGTTACCAAGCTGATGATTTTGTTATAGTTGAAGATATGAGTTGGGAAGCTGAGCACATTTATTCTTATCTTGGTCAAGGAAATAACGTTGTTCCTGCTACTAATGCTCGCCAACTTAATATTATTGATATTGATGGTTTCGAGCGTCAGACAGATATTGGAAATAGGCGTGGTGGTTTGGATGCAGCAGGTATAATAAATATCGTAGATCAGGTTTTAGCGTAATAGAATCTATTGATATATAACATAGAGACAATCAAACCCTTCAATATTTTGAGGGGTTTGGTATATTAAAAAGGGATTTATTATGCCAAGTATAAAAAGTTCAATTGGAGAGAGTAATTTTAACGCTTCACCTGGTAAAAAGTGGAGTGTACCTGACTTAGACAACCAACCATTACAGAAACCTGTTGTTTTCAAAGACCCTGCAGAGGTAGCAACCCTACGTAGACAGGTTCAAGAAAGAGCACAGGAAGCAGAAGTAAGAGCAACACAAAACGCTCAGCAAAGAATTGATATTTTAACAGGTATTGGTAGAAAGACTATAGATGTACCTATTGAGGATTCTGCAAATGGAACTGTAATATTTACACTTAGAACATTAAAGTTATTTGAAAAGAAGCAAAATGCAATTATTATGGAAGATGCAAAGAAAATAACTCTTTCTGATGGAAGTGTTTCTTTTACTCATTCTGGTTCATTTGATATTAAAAGAGAATCTATATCAAATTCATTATATTTGATTGATGGTGTTTCAGTTGATATTGTTTTAGGAACTTCAAACTGTTCTTATGCCGAACAAAAAGCGGCCAAAGATTGGTTAATTGAAAATATGGATGATGATGTAATTGATTATTTATTTAATAAATATGGAGAGTTAATAAAATCATCACATATTAAACAACCCAGCACACCTGATGAGGTAAGTGAGGTGGTTGATTCCATTCATAAAAGTGGTGAGACTACCTAATCAACAATTTATATTTTGGTTATCTAAAACATATAAAAAACTTCCTAGTGATCCTTTTTTTGAAGAGATGAATCCTTGGGAAAAGGTATGGTTATATGAAAGCTGGTTATATGAAACCGAGCAAAAAATAGATATGAATAAAAATCTAGCTGTTTTGGTTGGTTCTTTTTCTAATTATGAAATGGCGCAACAAATAATGAAACAAGAAGATCCTGATTATCAAGATTTAAATGATGATGAGACAGCAAATAAAATTCATGAAAAAATTGTTAATGAGGAAAAAGAAATACAATCAAGTAAAAAGAAGCGCAAGAAGAAACGGGTAGTTGAATAATTGTCTTCTAATATTGTTGTATCTTGTTGGTATTTTAGTATTAATATTCCATATAAATTAGGTGTTTGCTATGGCTGATAATTTTATCTCGTTAGAAATGCTTGAAAAAATAAGAGATTCTGGAAATGATCCGGGTTTTGTAAAATTTATTGAAGCATTAGAAAAGAGCGGTAAAGCTGGAACAATGCTTAGTGAGGCAATGAAAAACGCCACTGCTGAAACTAAGCTTTTTCTTAAAAATGCTGATGAAGCTGTTAATGGGATGAAGAATCTTAAAGATAGTTTAAATCTAGCATCAGAAACCGCTACAGGAATGTGGAAAGACGCAATTGAAAAAGCTAAAGAATTTACTAATTCAGCAGAGGGAAATAGTCCAATATTTTTAACCCATTTAACAAAACTAATACCAGATGCCGTTAGTGGTATGGGGAAATTTGGAGGGTCTGTAAAAGAAGCTGGTTTTGATGCTGGAAAAGCATTTAAAGACATGGGTACATCTATTACTAGTATTATAGATTTGTTACCTGATGCTGGAAAAAAAGCCGCTAACGCATTACTTAAAGTTGGTGGTGAGGTGACAGAAGGACAGGCAGCTTATGCTGGAATGCAAAAACAAATAATTGCAATGGCTGCGGCTCAGGGAAATCTTTCTGGAGTAATGGACGGGTCTCACAAACATTTTGGAGATTTGCAACAAGATTATATATCTCTTGTAAATATTTCTGCAACGGTAGGTGCGGCAACAGGACAAACATTAGAGTCTGTACAGAATTTAATGTGGTCAATGAAAGATGTTCCAAAAACAATGTCAGAACCACTTCAAGCAACTGGTCAGAGTATGAATCAGTTGGTTGGGATTTCTAAGATTGCTACGGCAGTTGGTATTGATCAAACAGATGTAGCTAGAAAACTAAGTGAGATGTATACTAATGTTGGTGCTAGTGGTGATGTAGCTTTCACTTCTTTAGCTAATATTTATAAACATGCTGGTGATTCTAGATTAGGATTTGAGAAATTTTCAACTACTGTTTCTGATATAGCTTCTGGTTTTAAAATGCTTGGTGATAACACTAAGGCAGCAACAAATATTGTAGATTCTTTTGATAAGTCTATGAATAATATTAGTCGTGCTGCTTTTGGTGACCTTATAAAAGGAATGGGTGGAAAACTTCAAGGATTAGATCTTGCACAATTAGGTTTTATTTCATCCCAAACTGGTGGCCCTGGTGGTCTAGCTGGTGGTGTTCAGATGGAAGAGGCAATGGCAACTGGAAAGATCGATCAAGTACTTGCAAAGACTTTAGAAGCTATGCAAAACCAATTTGGTGGTCCTGTTATAACCAGGAAGGAAGCGGCAGAAAGCCCTGAGTTAGCTGGAGAGTATTTAAAGCAGGTAAAATATCTTACTGATGTTGCTGGTATTGCTGGTAATAGACAAGAGGCAGCACAGATTCTTGAAGCAATGAAGACGGGTGTAATTGATAAATTAAAACTTGGACAAGGTGAAGATGGTAAAGATGCTTTATTAGAATTAGTTGATAGAGGTAATGAACAGCAGGTAAAGACAACAAATCAACTTGTAATGCAAACATACCAAATAATGGAACAAACAAAATTACTTAGAAATATAACTGATAATCAGGTTATTTCCGGATTTAATAGTGAAAAACTAATGGGCGGTGATAATTATATGAACAATGCAGTTGGTATGTCTGTAAATGCCAGTCAGGTAAGAACTACCGAACAATTAGCAAGTGATCAGATAGCTGCAGGTGGTTTGACTGGACAGTTTCATGAAGGTATTAGGGCAGCAGATCGATTAACTAGAAAAATGTTAAATAACCTTTCCGGAGAAGGTAGTACATCATCTGGTGTTTCGGATACAATAAACGGTGCTCATATTGATATTACAAAACCAAGAACTGGAACAATATTTACAAATGCAACAAAACAATTAGGAACTGAATCTCAAAGAATACAAGTTGATGTTACAAATAAACCAATTGATGTAAATGTCAATGTAGACCTTAATTTTATGGGCGAAAAAATTAGAGCAATTACAGAGGGAATAATAACAGAAAGAGAAAGGAATACTAATAATCGTATTGGAACTGGCGTAGATCATTCAAGGAGATAAATGGATATTTTTGAACAATTAGGAACTTTGTATGATAGTGCGCAAGATGCTGTTAGAGGTATGAATACAGGAACCAATACAACTAAAACAGATAATATTACACAACAGTCATTTATTCAAAATGAACGTGATGGTGTGGCTAAAAGACAGATGGTAAAATGGTTTTTGCCTGAAACCGGTATTGTAGAAATGTTCGTAAATCCTAAAATGATTAGATATTCTGATAAAAAATCAATATCACCAACTAGAACAAAAGGAGGGTTTACAATACAATACTGGGGAGAAGATTTGGGAAATTTAAGTATTGATGGAACAACTGCATCTTCTGGAATTGAAGGTATTAATGTTTTATATAGCATTTATAGAAATGAACAAGTTGCATTAGATTCTTTAGCTCAAGCGTTTGAATCTGCTAAAGAAAAAGATCTTTCTACAGATGGTATATTAGAAAACATTATAGGAAGTGATTCTTTATTAGGGTCTATTGGAGATTTAGTTGGGTTAGGAAATGATTCAATAACAAATTCAATAAATAATGTAATTGAATATGGAAACATAAACCCAACAATACAAAAACCAACATTAGCATCTTTAGCATTTCAAACAGAAATGTATTGGTCAGGTTGGGTTTTCAGAGGGTTTTTCACAGCATTTACCGTTAATGAATCAGCAGAATCAATTGGTTTATTTGATTACCATATGGATTTTACAGTCACTCAAAAAAGAGGAACAAGATTAAACTATATGCCATGGCACAGAAGCGCTGTAAACGGTCCTTCTAACTCAGATCCAGTATTCGGTGTCCCTTATTCATTTGGGGCTCTTAGAAGTGAAAATACACAGCCGCAATCAGCACGTTTAGCACAATCTATTCTAACAAGATCTGCAGATAAACAATTAAAAAGCTATCGTCCGTTATAGGTATTTATATGAGTTCTTTTTTAAGTCAACTTGGCAAGATAATTAATAATCAATTAGGAACTGGAGAAACAACAACTCCAGATCTTAATCTTGTCAAAAATACAAATAACACACTTGAAAGAACCTATATTGAAGATGGTTTTATTAGAGATATAAGACCTAATAAAAGAAGTGTTTTATATCAACAACCAGATATTTATATTGTTATAAAAAAAAGAATGTTCTCATCTTTGGCGGAAAATTCAAAGATGGATTTATTAGAACAAAAAGAAAGAATGTTTGTTTCTGCTTCTAAAAAATTATTTCAAAACAAATGTAAAGTATTATCTATATATGAAAAATTAACAAAAATAGAGAAAATTACAGTAGACTCAGAAAGATTTAATACTTTCTTAACACCTTTTTTAACTAGTTTATTAGATAGCTCAGAAATATCTAAATTATTTAATATTAGTGATAAAACAATTGCATCTATTCGTCAGTTAAGAAATGTAATGTCATATTCTAAACCTGAACAATTCACAAAATGGACAACTAATGATTGGGATTCTGTATTTGCTAATCAAGTTGGAGAAGGGACTGGTACATTTGAAATAACAAATGTTTCTTCAATATCAACTAATGGTGATGTTGAATGGGGACAAGGAAAATGTAGTTTTACTATGGAAGATCCTTATAATCTTCTTAGCATTACAGAATCAGATATAGATCAGGCTTTATCAGATGTTCTTAACCCAATGAGAACAGGAGCAACTTTTAAATTTACAGCTAATGAATTACAAAATAAAATAGATGAGTTAAAACAAGAACTTAGAGATGAAAGGTTAAATAGAGTAGCAAGTCAAATTGAATTTAAGATTAGCTCTGGAACAATTAGTTCAAAAAGAGTAAGAGCAATATTTGATAATGGAACAGAAATTAACTTTCAATATACTACTGGATTTGAAGATACATTAAACGATATAAATAAAGCTAAAACAGATTACGCGGTTATGGCCTCTTTAGAAAATATATTTTCTTCAGGAACCGTTCATATCGAACCTCAGTTTGTTAGAGGAAATGATTTGGTTAATATTAATCAAAACGATCAATTATCACCAGCAGAATGTGAATTATTTGTTAGGATAATTTCTTATATTTTTTTGTTAATAGATCAGCAAGTTACAAGTCAATCAGAATTAAAAGAAAGAAATAAAGAAATAAATTATGCTAGAAATAGGATGAAATTATTCTTTCAAGGTAAATATATTATTCAACCAATGGATGTTGTAAGTGTTTTCATGACATCTCGTACAGGTGAAGATAAAATAATGCCTAGTGGTTACAGTTCACAAATAAAAAACAACAATGCATTAAAATTTGATAATATATTAAAAAACATTGATAACCAGCTCAAAGATTTATCATCAAGCTCTACAGCATTATCTTTTGATGATATTGAAAGAATAAGCACTGTTGGACAAGATTTTCCTAAATGGTTATGGAAACAATTTAGACAAGATATTACAAATCAACCAACAGGTCCATGTGTTTTTTATGGTTTAGTAAGCAACTCTGGCGGTTCTTATTCAAATGGCGTTCATAAGGTGCAAATAAGTTGCAGTGATAATACAAACTATTTTGATAAAGGTCTTTTAAACTATCAACCATCCGCTGAAGTTTTTAATTCTTCAATTTATGATCCTTTAACACCATTTGATCTTAGTATTGATGCTGCTACTGGAATGGCAATTACTGATATAAATTCAGGTGATTTTCCTGCTCTTTTACCAGAAAACCAGGCGCTATTATTAAGTGGAGTTACCACATTTAAAAACGGTCCAGAAAAAGGAAGGATAGCTACATTAGAAAATTTTCAAAAAAGCAATAAGGAAGTAACATATAATGAATTAAAAGATGTATTATATCCTACAGACGGTATGGTTTATCGTTGGAAACAAGGAATTCAAACATTAACTAAAACTGGAAGGCCTTATACACAAACAAGTATAGAGGAACAAAGAACTGCATTGTTAACGCATCAACCTTTTGCTGGTCAA